ACTCTGGATGAGTTTATAGAGCTATATGAAGCACACAAGCAAACACCTGAACAGGTGATTAAGCTTCAGATTACGGATGACCCTGAAACATCCAAAATGAAGGACGGACCACCGTGCTTACAGTTCCTGATCAAGAACAAGATTAGTGAGGGTGGGCGCAACAACGGGCTGTTTAACATAGGCGTATACTTACGCAAAGCGTATCCGGATAGCTGGGAGTCAGAGATACTGACATATAACATGCAGTATTTAGAGCCGCCGCTGCCTCTGAACGAAGTCAACATTGTTGCGAAACAGCTTGAAAAGAAGGATTACGCCTATCGTTGTAGTGACGCACCTATCAACGCTCACTGCAACAAAGAGTTGTGTCAGACAAGAAAGCACGGGATAGGGGCGGCGGTACAAGGGGCGGCCATAGCCAATCTACGCAAATACAACTCGCACCCGCCCGTTTGGTTTCTGGATGTGAACGGTGAGCCGCTTGAGTTAGATACGGAGGGGTTGATGAGTCAGCCCGCGTTTCAAAAGGCTTGTATGGAGCAACTTAACACAATGCCTCGTTCTGTCAGTAAGCCGGTGTGGGAAGGACGCATAGGTGCGTTGATGCGGGAGATGAACGCTAATGAAAGCGCAATCATCGACGTGGCAGAGGATGCCAGCACGAGCGGGCAGTTTTACGATTATTTAGAAGAGTTTTGCGCTCATTTACAAAAAGCCAAAGATAAAGAAGAAATACTTCTTAAACGTCCTTGGACGGACGAAGAAGCAAACGTCACATATTTTAGAATGAAAGATTTTGAGGCTTTCTTAAAACGTAACAAGTTTTTTGAGTACAAGCCTTACAAGATAGCTCAACGGCTTCGGGACATGGGAGGAGAAAGTGTGGTCTTGAGGATTAAGAACCGCACCGTAAGGGTATGGAAAATACCTGCATACGAAGCTGTTGAGCTAGACATAAAAACGCCAGACTTTGGCAGGGAAGAGGAGGCCCCGTTCTAATGTTAAAAGCAGATGGATTTGATAAGGCGTTTCTTGGCATGTGCCACCGCGCCGGACAAGAGCCGGTGGTGGCCTACGACTACCACAAATGTATAGCCGTGCTGGTAGAAGATGAAAACATGTCCTACGACGAAGCTGTGGAGTACCTATGGAACAACACCATAGGCGCATGGGTGGGTGAACACACGCCAGTATTCATAAATGTTATGGATAGTATTGAGGACCTGACGGACGAAGAGCATGGATACTAAGATATTCCGCATCTACGGCCCGCCCGGAACCGGCAAGACTACAGCCCTTCTGAACAAGGTGGATGAGGCTTTGGCTAATGGCGTAGATCCGACGCATATCGGGTACTTTGCGTTTACACGGCAGGCTGCAAACGAGGCCGTCGAGCGGGCTTGTGCACGATTTCATCTGGATAAATCACAACTGCCGTGGTTCCGCACCCTGCATAGCTTTGCTTTGCGCCTGTCTGGCATACGGCAAGAACAGGTCATGCAACCGGAACATTACAAAGAGGTGGGGATTGCACTGGGCTTTAATCTTAATGTAGACGGCTCCAGCCTATCTGGTGAGGATGCGTTTGATCTCAATAAAAGCAGTAGCCCAATCGTCAATCTGATGAACCTAGCGCGGCTGCGTAAGGTAGATTTGCGTCAACAGTATGATGAAAGCGAGATAGACGAAAGTTGGAACACGGTAAAATATGTGGCTACCGCGTTGCAGGAATACAAAAACAGATACCAACTTTTTGATTTTACCGATATGTTAGAGGTCTTTGTCAACGAGAGTGCCCAGTTCTGTCCTCGTCTGGCTGTCACTTTCGTTGACGAAGCGCAAGACCTGTCCCCCTTACAGTGGGACGTGGCTCATGTGTTAGAGCAACACTCTGAGCGCATATACGCCGCCGGTGATGATGATCAAGCCATATACCGTTGGGCCGGTGCAGACGTCGAGCATTTCATAAATCTAAACGGCGGCTACGAGGTACTAGAGCAATCCTACCGCGTACCAGCTACCGTGCACCCTCTGGCAGAACGTGTGGTTCGGCGCATCAAACGTCGCGTACCGAAAACCTATCTGCCTCGCACAGACAGAGGCAACGTAGAACATATCGCCCGCGCTGAAATGATTGATTTTTCTGGGGGTTCGTGGCTCGTGCTGGCACAAGCCGCGTATTTCCTGTCGGATATAACCGCAGACCTACGGAGTCGGGGCTATCTTTTCAACTATCGCGGCCGACGTTCAATCTCAGAAAGTCTGAGTGACGCTGTTAATGGCTGGGAACAGTTGAGAAAAGGTAAACAAGTGACGGGCAAGACCGCACGAACCATTTACAGTTATATGTCCGTCAACGACAGAGTCAAGCGAGGATTTAAAAAACTACCGGCACTCGACGATGATGAAATGGTGACACTGGATGAACTGATCGCGCACCACGGACTAATAGAAGGTGTGGATTTGATTACATCCATACGAGACATGATCTGGCATACAGCGATGGATAAGTTACCCAGCGCAGATCGCGCTTACATCACCGCGCTGCTACGTCGTGGTGAAAAGTTCAATGCAGAGCCTCGCATCAACCTGTCCACGATCCACGGATCAAAAGGCGGCGAGGCTGACAACGTGGTTCTGTTTACAGAGATATCACCAGCCGCATCAAAGGCCGCGGAACTCGCGCCTGACGATCTGCACCGTGTGTTCTATGTTGGCATTACGCGGACCAAGCAGAACCTTTACTTAGTTGAGCCTGACGATGCCACAAGGAGTTACCAGATATGAGTAGATTGTTCCATTTTACATATGAATGCGTTTGCGGAAACGTCTGGAAATGCTGGAATGTTAGGTACGCAAAAGATGAATGTCAAAAGTGTAAACGTCATGTTGATCCAAAGGACCAGATACAATGAAACGAAACGAAATACTTAAAGAAGCAAAAACCAAAATCAACGGCGCACGGGCCAAGGATTATGGCGATGCTTATGAAAACCATGCCCGTATTGCCCAGATGTGGTCAGTTCTGCTAGATACACCTGTCACAGTGCCTCAAGTGTATCAGTGCATGGTCGCTATCAAGCTGGCACGACTTAGCGCAACGCCGGAGCATGAGGACAGTTGGGTAGACATTTGCGGCTATGGCGCACTGGGCGGGGAAGAGTAATGGTACGGTTTATTCGTATCGAAATGTTAAAGTATTACCTCAAAGCGGGCTGGACCGTTCTTGTGCAGGGCACAGAGATGGCCGCGGTTAGGAAAGATTATGGCACTACAAATGACGATGTTTGGACCCAAGAGTGAGTGGGTTCCACCGGCTGAGTTGCCCAATATCTTCGACGCCAAACAAATAGCCATCGACGTCGAGACAAAAGACCCCAATCTCAAATCCAACGGGCCCGGATGGCCCACTGGTGACGGTGAGGTAGTGGGATATGCCATAGCCGTTGCAGACTGGGCCGGATACATACCAATCCGACATCTGGGTGGCGGCAATCTGGACGAACGCATAGTTAACAAATGGCTGAAGAAAGTATTTGAGTGCCCTGCCGACAAGATCATGCACAACGCACAATATGATGCGGGCTGGATACGTCAAATGGGTTTTACTATTAATGGACGGATCATTGACACCATGTTGATAGCCTCGCTGCTGGATGAGAACCGGTTCAGCTACAGCCTCAACGCGCTTTGTTACGATCTGATAAAAAAAGTAAAACAGGAAAAAGACCTTCAGGAAGCTGCCCGCGAGTTTGGTTTAGACCCCAAATCTGAAATGTGGAAAATGCCTGCCATGCACGTCGGGCCTTACGCTCAAGAGGATGCAAAGCTGACGTTGGAACTCTGGAACTACCTGTCAACTCAGCTTACTAAGGAAGACCTATGGCCCATAGCAAAACTAGAGCTAAAGCTTCTGCCCTGCCTGATCGACATGACATGGCGCGGGGTACGGGTAGATCAGGACAGGGTCGAGAAAACGCGGAACACGCTTCTGAAAAAAGAAAAAGAAGTACTTGCCCAGATCAAGAGCGTGGCCGGTATGGACGTGGAGCTATGGGCAGCGGCATCTATCGCTAAAGCATTTGACGCGCTGGGCATACCGTACCCGAAAACAGAAAAGAACGCGCCGTCATTTACAAAATCGTTTCTGACGGACCATGACCACGAGTTGGCACGACTAATCGTGCAGGCCCGCAACCTGAACAAAACCAGCGGCACGTTTATCAACACGATAATGAAGCACTGCCGGTCTGATGGGCGCATACATAGTCATATCAACCAGATACGATCTGACGATGGCGGCACGGTATCGGGCCGTATATCCATGTCAAACCCAAACCTACAGCAAATACCGGCTCGTGACCCTGAGATGGGACCAATGATACGCAGTTTGTTCCTACCGGAAGAGGGAGACCAGTGGGCTGCTATAGATTTCTCGCAACAGGAACCACGGATCTTGGTTCACTACGCATATGTATTCGGAAAAACGAGAGGCGCACTACTCAACGGCGCAGAGGAGTTTGTTAATGCTTATCGACACGATAATAATATGGATTTTCATACGATGGTTGCAGAAATGGCGGAGATCTCGCGTAAGCAGGCGAAGACGATTAACCTTGGCATGATGTATGGCATGGGCGTCAACAAGCTATCAGACCAGCTAGATATTGACGTTGATGAAGCCAAGGGTTTGGTCAAACAGTACCATGACCGCGTTCCGTTTGTAAAAGGCTTGATGAACGGCGTACAAAACCACCTGAACAAAAAGGATAGTAGCGGCTCCGTCCGGTCGATACTGGGCCGCAAGTGCCGATTTGATCTGTGGGAGCCCGACACGTTTGCCATGAACAAGGCCCTGCCATATCAAGAGGCCATCCGTGAGTATGGTGAAACCACCAGATTGAAGCGGGCATACACCTATAAAGCCTTGAATAGATTGATACAAGCGTCTGCGGCAGACATGACAAAGCAGGCAATGGTGAATATTTATGAATCCGGACGCACACCGCTTATTCAAATACATGATGAAATAGCCATATCTGTGAAAAATCGTGAAGATGCAAAATCTATTGCAGAAATTATGGAAAATGCTGTACCGTTAGAGGTGCCCAATTTGTGCGACGTCGAGATCGGCCCAAGTTGGGGTGAGGCTACATGAAGGTCTTACGATATCCTCCCTTAGACTAGACCTCGCTTCGGCGAGGTCTTTTTTGCTTGTAAAATAATGTTTTGTCTTATATATTCCCTTACAGAAGGAGCTATATATGGACATTACCAAGTGGAAATCGGTCCTCGTACCTATCGAAGTGTACGAAGAGATCAAAAAATTAGCAAAATTAGAAGGCCGGACAATATCTGGTCAGTTACGCATCATGTGGAACGTCTATCGTAAAACAATCAGTTGACGATTTTTTTTCTGTATGGTATGCGATAAGTCTTACTTAATGAGGAGAGGTCTATGCTAAATAAATTTTTACGAATGTTTTTTCCCATGTTTTTCTCTGAGCCGGAGCGGGCCAGAGATAGCAAGGGTCGTCTTGTCGCTGATGACAAAAAGACGCCCACGATCAACGAAGCATGGGTTGGTGGTAAGGCACCGGCCAAGAAACGCGGTCGTCCCGCAAAGATTGCTGCGCCTAAAAAGCGTGGTCGTTCGGCTAAAAAGAAATGATTTGCCCGAAGTGCGGGGGCCGGAGCAAAGTTTACAACAGTCGGCCCAAGGATGGCACCATGAGACGTCACCGGCAGTGTCTAAAATGTAAACATCGTTATGCAACGATAGAAATTTTAGAACCGAAAGATAACGCACTCGACAAGATTATGGACAATCCAAAAGAAAAACTGGCAAAATTGAGTGTTGTTCGTTATCCAATAAAAAAGAAAAAACGGTTTGAAGAGCTCGATTTTGACAACATGACGGACGAAGAGATAGAAAAAGCGATGTTTGATGAAGATTTGTCTTGACTATTCTCACACAATCGCATATATATGAGGTGTAAGGCCCCCAAGCTTTACAGTTCCCGTAGTAGCCCCCAGAGTCCGAAACATCCTCTGGGGGCTTTTTTTGTTCTTGACAATATGTAGTAATGCGCTTATATAAGAGATATCTTATGTCATTAACCAAAAGGAGAACAAAATGGCAGCAAAAAAGACAAGTGATGCAATTAGCATCCCAGTCATCAAGCAAGGCCAAATCAAAATCCGCTTGATTGGACAAACCCCGATGTATTTTAATAGTATGTCGGCGAAAGCTAAACGGGACTTACTCGTTGGCGCGGGCCGCAAGACAGCGGCTGAAAAGAAAGAAATCAAACATAATCCGGAACAGGAGTTTGCCGACTCCATGCACACCCAGCCCAAAGGTGACACGCTGTTGTGTTTCCCAGCGGCTGGCGTAAAGGGTGCAATGGCTACGGCTGCGCTTGAAACTGCTGGTGTAAATAAGACCAGCGTTAACCGGCTTATCTTCTTGCCACAGACAAATATTAACATCTGGGGCAAGCCGTACTTAAAAATTGACGTAGTACGGTCCGCGGACATGAACCGCACACCGGATATGCGTACTCGTGCCTATCTTCCTAACTGGTGCGCCGAAGTAGAAATCAGGTTTGCTACACCTAATTTCAGCGCACGTTCCATATCTTCTCTTGTACAGAATGCCGGACAACTAATCGGCCTTGGCGATTTCCGTCAGGAGAAAGGCCGTGGGTCTTTCGGTACATTCTCTATAGCCGGTTCTGAAGATATGGGCGAATACCAAGAGTTGTGGGACGAGCTTATGGAAGAGGGCCGCGCGGTTCAGGAGCTAGCGCGTGATAATCCAGAGTGCGCGGATCAGGAAACAGCAGAACTAATGCAGTTCTTACAAGAAGAGCGGTTAAGGAGGGCTGCTTAACCAATATAGGCGGGGGTTCTTCCCCCGCCGCGGGTTGCGGAAAGACGGTTATGGTGTCTTCGGGTGGGCCATGTTGAGTTATGGAGAGTCGAGGCGGTTGTGGTTTGGTGGCGTCCGGTGTTTTGAGGTAAGTTCCGGTCCGGCTGGGCAAGGCGGTTCAGGGATGGTTGGTTGCGTTCAGGTCTGGTGGGGCATGGCAGGGTCGGCTTCGGTACGGCATGGCAAGTTACGGCGGTTAAGGTGGGGCACGTTAGGTTCGGGTATGGTCGGTTCGGGTCAGGCATGGCGGTTATGGTTCGTCGCGAAAGTTGCGGTCGGTGGGTTTTGGTGCGGCTGGGCACGGTTAGTTTCGGCGGTTGAGATGTGGAAAGTTGCGATAAGCTACGGCTTGGGCTGGTAAGTTTGGGCGGTTGAGTTCTGTTGAGTCAGGTTCTGATCAGGAGGTTCTGGTGTGGCAAGTGTGGCAAGGCGGTTGAGGTGTGTTCCGGTTAAGTGAGGCTAGGTGTGGCATGGCAAGGTTGGGCGGTCACGGTGCGTCACGGTGCGTTTCGTTTGGGTAAGTTCAGGCTAGGCGGTCGTGGTGTGTTCCGTTGGGGTGGGTTGGCTTTTGGCGAGGCGGTTAACTTTAAAAGGAGGAGTAAATGAGTAACTTTGCAAGAAAAACCAAGCAGCGGATAATCGACGAATATCTGCAAGCTACCGGTTTGAATATATTTAAGGCCGACGAATTTGTGGACTGGCTGGCTAACCAGCCGGAACATGAAATGTATGACGCATTTTATGGCGTGGACGATAGCACGGCAGCGCGTAACTGGCGGATCGACATGGCACGGCGCATGGCCAGCGGACTACGGATCGTGGTCAAACAAGAAGAAGTGCAACAAAGTGACGTCGTTTCAATTAAGGTAGCTGAGTATCCGGCATACATATCACCGGTGGCCCAGCGCAAAGAAGGTGGCGGTTACGAGCCGTTTGACCCTGACGATGAAAGGTCGCAAGAAGAACTGCGTCGGCAGGCTGGCGTCGCACTGGCCGCGTGGCTCAACCGCTTCCGTGGGTCCGCTGAACATATCGGGCTCGACATGACGCCAATAGAAAATATCGTCCGCATTTTGCGCGATGATAAAGACGAAGCAGTTGGGGCTTGACAATATGTTGTCACCGTAGTATATAGGAGTTATCTTATGTACTACGGGAGATTGAGATGGCAAAGTTTAAGGTATATGTCACGGTGTACCACCGGATAGATGTTGATGCTTCCAACAAGGAAGAGGCAAAAGAGTTAGCTAAAGAGGAAATATGGGACGATCACATTAAGGATGTGATCATTGATGTTGAGGAGGTTAACGATGACGGCTGTTAAATGTAAGCGGATATCCTATGAGGATATGTATGACCGGTTGTTCGACGTGACCGAAGAGTTTTCTCTTCAAGGGGCAAACCCTTTCCATGTGGCGAATGTTATGTCACGCTTTGTCGTCGAGTTGTCCTTTGATTGTGCGCCAAATGACGCAGAAGCAACGCATCTGCTACTGGACGCAATCACCGCTCGTATTGAAAGAGATCGTGAGGTGAGTGATGACTGATAGAAAAAAAGAACTGTTGGATTTTGCTAATGATCTAAGTAACGAAGATTTATGCTTTCTAATCAACTGTATGGCTAACCGTTGCGAAGTTTACTTTGGGTCTCTAGCTAAATGCGTGTTGTCCAGTGAGGTGATGGATGCTTGTATGAACGGCACCGTTGTTCAAATAAATTGTAAGAACGCAGAACTGGACGATCTACGCGAAGATGATTTTTTCAAATACGCAATCGAAAAAATGAACGACAATGCTGAGTGTAACACGTTGTCATAACTGTAACGAACAGGCCGCCGCAAAAGACGGTGACCTGTTCCTTTGTTCCAATTGCTGGTTTCAAATATGGGCACCACGGGAGATGCTACATGGACAAGAAAGAAATTTTAAAAATTTCACGGAAGATGGATTGGCCAACAGCCGTGAGCGAAATCAATCAGGTGGTAAGTCTGTACGCTTCCCGTATAGCATCTGAGGGTCAATTTAGCAGGGAAGCTGTAAAACGGTCGTGTGAAGTTCAAGCCGCTTGGGAAAGGATCAAACGTGGATAGCTTTGATGAAGCCGGTCAACGGGTCGAAGACCTTCTGGATGAAATGGCCAACGAAGGTCACAACGCAGGAGCCGTCATGGGCGGCGCACTGACCGCGCTTGTCTTCCGGCTGATAATATCCTCGCCTGACTCCACGACGGCCATTGGCATGATCACGTCGTGCATGGCCAGCGGCGCACGGGCCGCGGTCGAGTATGAAAGCGAAAAAGAAGAAACAGCGCATTAAGATGCCCTAGTCATGTAACCTGAATAAGGCCGGATGATAGGGAAGTATTACTAGGTCGGATGCACTGTGCAGTAACCTACTAATGCGACACCTTGGCAAGTGGATAAACTGCCTACCCCTTAAACTTTCTAAAAATTTATGCTTGACAAGTATGCGATAATATGTTATAGTGTAAGAACAATCAGAAAGGTGTTTCATTGACCGTGGGCGTCTTAATGATTGTGTGGGCGGGGTGGTGAAGACACCCTAGCGACTCTACGGCCTCAGTGCCGACTGGGAACCACGGTTCCAGTAGCCGCCTCGCCCAACGCTGTTTGAAATCGTTAATTAATACGGGAGATCAGTATGACTGATACTGTTAAAGACTGGGTGTTGCCTAACGGGCAAACCTTTCTCGCTTCAACTTGCGGTTATCAAGGATCATGGGCCAAGGCTCAAGACCCGATGACCGCCGCCGAAAAAGCCGCTAATGATGTTTCATGCGATGGTGGCAAAGTTCCGGTGGAAGTTTTTCTCATCACTGATGGCAAAAGCTGGATAGGAGAACTTGGGGGAATACATTGGGAAAATGGATATATCCCTATCCCAATCGGGCTTTGGAAAGTAGAAACCGGAGAGTATCATGGAGGCGTTATAAACGACGAATGGGTCGATTATCTGCCCGCTAAAGTTACTTTAATGCAAGATAATGATGAAGATTTTAACGGGAAAAATGACGGCCATGAAAAATGGATAAAGAAATGGTTGACCCAACTAACTGAAAAAGCAGCATAAATTACAAAAACCACAGAGCGCGGCCCACGGGTCGCGCTTTTTTGTTACGCGTTACCTATATAGGGTCAAAAAATAAAAAAATATTTTTTAGTAAAAATAGGTGTAACAAGTGTAACGGTGTAACATCTCATGTAACAGGTTCTATTTTATAGACTTTTTTGTTACACTTCTATGTTACACCTTAAAATACAAGTGTAACAGAGAAAACGGCCTTATTGGCTGGAATTTTGTTTTTTATAAAAAATATTTTTTGCTCTATATAGTGTAATGCGTTACTAATATCTGAACGTGACCTTTTTAACGGTGATATTATGGCAAGACGAGCAATGTCGAAAGTGACGGGTAAACCCCGTGAAACACGAGGTAGACCACCGGCTGGCGTGGATCAGCCCCTGACGCGCAAACAAGAGCTTTTTGTAAAAGAACTGGTGAGCAAGGATGGGCAGATTACGTTACGCGAGGCGGCTATCAATGCTGGGTATGCTGCAACGTCGGCGCACAGCAGGGCGTATGAATTGACCAACCCGCACATATCACCTCATGTTGTGGCGGCGATACAGTCTTATCGGCGAGAGCTTGACGAAAAGTATGGCATTACGTTTCACCGGCACGTAAGAGATTTACAGAACATACGGGATTTGGCCATAGCGAACGGGGCGTATAGTGCCGCCGTGCAAGCGGAGTATAGGCGGGGACAAGCGCAGGGGGACATATACGTTAATAAATCAGAAATCCGTCATGGCTCTATCGACAGCATGAGTAAAGATGAGGTTTTGAAAGCGCTAGAGGAATTAAAACAAAGTTATGCCCCAATCACAATCGACGTCACTCCCAAAGAAAAAGAGAATGCCAGCAATCGCAGTAAAGCGAGAAAGCGGCTTTTACAAGCAGATAAAGGAAGCAGCGCAGAGGTCGAAACGGAAGCTATTACTAACGCGGATTGAAAACTATGTGGGAGCCGGAGTACCAGATTTACTTATTTGTGACGAGTTTGGTGTGTTTCATTTTGTGGAGCTTAAATTTTTGACAAGTAACGGCGTTAGCTTGCAGCCGTCACAAGTAGCGTGGTTATCCCGTCATCAACATAGCCCATCATGGATATTGATTAAGAAACAGAACAAGCCGACAGATGAGCCGGAAATGTTTTTGTATCCGGCCAGTGCGGCGGTTGATTTAAAAATGGACGGGCTGCAATCCGTTGAGCCACTGCACCATCAAAAAGGCAAGTTTAACTGGGATATGCTTTTTGACTTGATTTGTCCCACATAATCCTATATATGAAGGTATCGTTAATTACCACGGGAGCCATGAACGATGAAAAAGGAAGTGCTAATTGCCTCTGATAAAATGAGGCTATGTAATGTCATAGAGGCCATACAAGACCTAGAAGAAATTTTTAGCGTTTGTGATGCTAAAGCAACCGGTGAGGGCGTTCACTCTCATACAGGTATTCTTAGCCCACTTAACTATACTGCTGTTTCTAAGGAAGCAGATATTGATAAAATTCAGCGGATGCGAGATTTGTTGCAGGTTATTTATGCAAAGCGCGAAAAGTGGGTGTTGGCATGAAAAAATATAACAGCGTTTTAACCTTGTCTTTTTCTGTAGATCATGACGAGTTAAACGGGTCCGATATAACGCCGGAAATGTTGCGAGAGGGATTAAACCGGCGTTTATCTGGAATGGGTAATCAGGAATTATTTGAAGCCGCCACCGGCTGTTTTAAAAATGGTTGTGATTATCTAGAAGATACTATTGAAAACTAGCACGGGAGATTGCGAACTAATGTTTATATTTTCTATTATTGGCCGGTTACTATACGGGCCGGACTGGGAGAAACACACTCAAAGGCGGACGCGATATGTAAGCCGACGCCGACGTCGTTAAAATTTTAAAAAATACTAGGCCCCGTCAATATATCTTGACGGGGTTTTGTTTTTTCTATATATGGGATAAATCGCATTCAATTACGGGAAATAGAAAAAATGTATAAAATAAAGGATGAATCAAGAAGCTATGGGCTTTCGGATGAAACATACGAAACGTTAGAACAAGCCAAACTTGCCGCAATGCTTAGAGCGGCGCAAATTGGTTCAAGTGTTCAAGTTATTGCGTGTTCAGATTTAGACGCAGGGGGCCATGATGCTGAAAACTGTTAAAAATTCAACAGCCAATAAAACGGCGGGCTTGGCCGTTACATACAGGGCGGGCAAGGCCAATAATTTTGGAACATGCCCCGCCGATTGCAAATTGAACGACAGCGGGCGCGGGTGTGGTGCCGGTCAAATAGATTTTGAATATTTGGACGCCGTGCTAAATGCCAAGCCGCGACGCGGTGAAAGTTTTACTTATTCCCATTTCCACCCTTTATATTGGGCGCATAAATTGGCCCCAAATAAAACCACCATAAATTTTAGCGCGGATAATTTGGCGGAAGCCGTGCAAATTATAAAAGATAAGGTTGCGCCGGTTGTGACAGTCGTTAAAAAATCATTTTGGAAAAATGGAAAAAACGCAATTGCTGACGGGGTGCGGGTTATACGCTGCCCCGCTGAATATTTAGAAAATTTAGGTTGCATAAATTGCGGCGGGAAAGATGGCCCCCTTTGCGCCCGTCTAGATCGTGATTTTATCATTGGCTTTACTGGCCACGGGGCCAGCAAAAAGAAAATAGAAAATGAGCAGCGCGGCGGGTGTTATGCTGCGGGTGGCCATGTTGCTATTCATTGGCGGGCAACCGCCGGACAAGAACAAGAACAATCGGACAGCGATAAGTTACGGGCCTTTGTCAAAACACTATCCCCGCGGGCGGTTATTCGTCACCACGTCGCGGGGGATATTGGGGCCGAATAAAACTTTTAAAAATTTAAAGGCCTATGTAAGCCCTGCTCTAATCAGCGGGGCTTTTTATTTTTTTAAAAAATTATCTTGCATTATAAGCGATTTTATGAGACAACCATTGAGCGGTGCAATTTTGCCCGCTTTTTACGGGAGCATTTAATATGCAAAACATTATTGAAACAAACACAACCGAAACAGCCGTGACCGGCGCATATAAAACCGATGCTTTTTCGCATGGTATTGGCAATAGTGCGGTTTCTTCCAATTGGTGGAACCGTCCGGACGACGAGCGCTTTTTATCTCTTGACGATATGCTGGCCTATAAAAGGCGCGACGCTCAACAAATGACTAGCCGCATTGTGAATACCCACAAAATGCAAATAGTTGGTAAATTTGACGAAGAAAACCCAAGCCGCGGGGATATTATGGTTGAATATACCGACGAAAACGGAGATGAACATTTGAACACGCCTAGCAATTGGTCATTTGGCCAGCTTGCCCAGCTAGCCGGAGCGCCCGCCGGATATTTGAAAGATTTACCCGCACCGATTGCGGCGGATGCTTTACAGTGGGGCTTGCGCTATAACCGGAGCCGCGAACTTGTGAAGGCATACGGCCAGCAATCAGAGGGGGGCAACTTGCGGGCGGCAACCGGTTCAGAATACGGCCGCATTTATGACTATGAAATTTTAGACGCCGTCAAAAAATTTGCCGATCCGGACCGCTGGAAAATTCCGGGCATGATGACCGGAGCCGATCAAGGCCGCGCAATTTATGATCCGTTTGTGCCGGTGACGAAAAACACAACAACGCTATTTGCCAGTGATCGGGATATTTTTGTTTTCCTAGTGGACGATACACACCCAATTGAAGTTGGCAAGCTGGCAAATGGTGATCCCGATTTAATGTTTAGGGGCTTTTACGCTTGGAATAGTGAAACCGGTTCCAAAACAGCGGGGATTGCGGCCATGTATTTGCGCGGCGTTTGTATGAACCGCAACTTGTGGGGCGTCGAAAATTTTCAAGAAATTAAAATCCGTCACACTAAATTCGCGCCGGACAGGTTCGCATATGAGGCCGCACCGGCTTTGCAATCATTTGCACATGGTGCGACGGCTAATTTTCTGGACGGCGTAAAGGCCGCGCAAGATGCCAAGATTGCCAGCGACGATGAAAGCGCGTTGGACTTTCTGGCTAAGCGGGCGGGATTGAGCCAGCGTATGGCTAAAGCCGCCGTTGCCCGTCACTTAGACGAAGAACAAAAGCCGGTCCGGACGGTGTGGGACGCCGCGCAGGCAATCACCGCGATTGCACGAGACAACCCGCACCAAGATAGCCGCATCGACCTTGAGCGTAAAGCGGGCGCATTGCTGGACAAGGTAGCAGCATAATCGGCCCCGCAATATCTGACACTGGCCCCGCCGATTGGCGGGGCTTTTTTTTATAGGGGTTTACTTTATATGGGATTTAGCCCATATTATCGGAGTTGGGGTTGCCACGGTGGTTAACCCCCGAATACGGGAAACTTAAAATTATGGAAGAATTAGAGGAAAATTTGTTGGAGGGTCTAGACGATGAAAGCCGCGCCTATGATCTTGATCTGGCAATGGCTGAAATATTGCCGTTGTTAAACATTCCTTGGGAAGAGGTGACTAATGTTTGAGGATGACGCGAAAAATTTTGCCATAATCGAAAACACTGTTTTGTTGTCTTTGGAATGGATAGGGGAATACGACGAAGATCACACCCCTGAACATTGCGAAGCCGTTAAAAAAGCTTTGTATGATTTGCGGGAAAATTTGCAAGACTATTTTCGGTACGAATAAGCCTCACACAAGCCAACAACGCGCCCGCCGGTGGTAACCTACCGGCGGG